CCCCCGATGGATCACGAAAGGAAAACGGGTGATCAGAAATGAGATTGCGGATCACGGTTCCGGTGCTTGGTGTTCCCTACACCATCAAAAGCGGAACAAGCGTTGATTTCCCCATTTTGGCGGAATCTGATGGGTGTTGTGACACCACCATAAAGGAAATCATTGTTTCCGATATGACGGAAGCGGAAAAGGCCCCGGATGCCAAGGGCGATCTGACCGATTATCAGCGCAAAGTGATCCGCCATGAATTGATCCATGCGTTCCTGTTTGAATGTGGCCTTTCGTGCGGAAGCCCTTGGGCCGAGGATGAAGAAATGGTGAATTGGCTGGCCATTCAGTTTCCCAAGCTGAAAGACCTGTTTGAATCCATTGAATTTTTGACCGGAAAGGAAGGTGATTGATAATGTTTGAAATGACAGAAACCGCCCGGATCAATCGCCTGATCATTGAGGGCGGAAGAACCGGCCTGACGGAACTTCAGTTTTTCGCCTTGGAACTGAAGGCGTGGTTGCGTTCCCCCCGGCGTCTGGATCAGATTGCCGGTGATGATTACTATTGCGGCAAACAGGATATTCTTTTCAGGAAGCGTCAGATCATCGGTGAGGATGGTAAACTTCAGACGGTTGAAAATCTTCCGAATAACCACCTGATTGATAATCAGTATGCCTTGATGGTGGATCAGAAAACCAATTACCTTGTGGGCAAGCCCTTCACCATCAATTCCGAAAACAAGAAATATGTGGACGCCCTGAAGAAGATTTTTGATCGGAAGTTCTTCCGCCTTCTGAAGTACACCACGGAAGATGCCTTGAAAACTTCCATCGGCTGGATGTTCCCATACTATAACAACCGTGGGGAATTGGTGTTCAAGCATTTCCCCGCCTATGAAATCCTTCCGTTTTGGGCGGATGATGATCACACCGAACTTGATTGCGCGATCCGCTATTATGTTCAGGAAGTGTGGGAAGGGTACGAAAAGAAGCGCGTTCAGAAGGTTGAACTTTTCAAGCTGGATGGGCTTTACCGGTTCATTTTCGATGGTGACACCCTGATCCCGGATGTGGAAGCCGGGGATCACGAAAACTATTTTTCCATTAAGGACGGTGAAAACACCAAAGAAATGAATTGGGAAAGGATTCCCCTGATCCCGTTCAAGTACAACAAACAGGAATTAACCCTTCTTCAGCGCGTGAAATCCCTTCAGGATGGGATCAACACCATCCTTTCCGATTTTGAAAACAATATGCAAGAGGACGCCCGGAACACCATCTTGGTTCTGAAGAACTACGATGGAACCAATTTGGGCGAGTTCAGAAAGAACCTTTCCACCTATGGCGTGGTGAAGGTGCGTGAAGATGGCGGGGTGGAAACCCTGACCGTTGAAGTGAACGCCGATAACTACAAGGCCATTCTGGAAATCCTGAAGAACGCGCTGATCAAGAACGCCCGTGGATATGACGCCAAGGATGATCGTTTGAACGGTAATCCCAACCAAATGAACATCCAATCCATGTATTCCGACATTGACCTTGACGCAAATGGCATGGAAACGGAATTTCAGGCCGCTTTTGATGATCTGTTGTGGTTTATCGGAAACCACTTTTCCAATTTCGGCGGTGTGGATTTCGTGGATGATATTACCATCGTGTTCAACCGGGATATTCTGATCAACGAATCGGAAGCCATTGAAAACTGTTCCAAGTCTGTTGGGCTGTTGTCCGATGAAACCATTGTTGAACAACATCCTTGGGTTCGGGATGTGGAAATGGAACTGGCCCGGAAGAAGAAGGAAAAGGAAGAAAAGATGGCGGATTACATGGGGGCTTTTCCGCCGCCCAAGGATGATCCGAACAATCCGGGGGATGATGGCGGGGATGATGAATGATCCCCGCCTTCCCAATATGCCGGGGTAATAATCGGGTAGTAAGGTTTTGAACCTCCGCCTTGCAAGGGTGCAATTCCCTTCCCCGGCACCTTTTATGGCGCTTTAGTCAAGCGGTTAAGACACCGGCCCTTCACGCCGGGAACGGTGGGTTCGATTCCCCCAAGCGTCACCAATTTGAAAGGGGGCTGGCCCTGTGAACAATGCTGATTATTGGCGGGGCCGGTTTTCCATCATGGCGGATGCCGCCCAAAAGAAAGCGGATCGGTGTGTGGCCGATCTGGAAGATATGTACCGGGAAGCTGAACAGGCGGTTCAGAAGGATATTGAATCTTGGTATGCCCGTTTTGCCGTGAACAACGGCCTTTCTCTTTCGGACGCCCGGAAGATGCTGACAACCGGCCAAATGGAAGAATTTCGGTGGACGGTTGAAAAGTATATTCAGGTGGGCGAACAAGCAAACCTTTCCCCTGAATGGCTGAAAAAGCTGGAAAACGCTTCCGCCCGGTTCCATGTTTCCCGGCTGGAAGCGGTGCAAATCCAAATTCAACAGCAAATGGAACTTCTGTATGGCAATCAGGTTGATTCCGTTGATGGCCTGTTGAAACAGGTGGTTTCCAACGGGTACACCCGAACCGCCTTTGAAGTTCAAAAGCAAATCGGCCTTGGTTGGGATATAACCGCGCTGGATCAGAAGAAACTTGAAACTTTACTTTCAAAACCGTGGACGGCGGACAACAAAACCTTCCGGGATCGGTGTTGGGAAGGCAAGGCCAATCTTGTTTCCGGGGTTCAAACATCCCTGACACAAGGGCTTTTGCGCGGTGACAGTTCGCAGAAGATCACCGATGATGTAAAGCGCCGGTTCAATGTTTCCCGCTATCAGGCGGGGCGCTTGGTTCACACCGAAACCACCTATTTCAACGCCGCTTCCGCCCGTGAGAGCTACAAGGAATTGGGCGTGGACAAGGTTGAAATCATTGAAACCTTGGATTCCCATACCTGTGATATTTGTGGGCCGCTGGATGGCACGGTGATCCCGCTTTCGCAGTTTGAACCGGGCGTGACCGTTCCGCCTTTTCATCCGAATTGCCGGGGAACCACGGCCCCCGCCGTTTCCCCTGATGTGATCGGGGAACGCGCCGCAAGGGATCAGGATGGGAAGGTTTATTATGTGCCTTCCAACATGAAGTTCAATGATTGGAAACAAACCTTTGTTCAGGGCGGTTCCAAGGCGGGGTTGACACCGGCGCTTCCCAATCCGTGGGCCTTTGAAATGATCCAAGGCGAACATACGCCTGAAAAAGATGCTGAAGTAACAAATCCCCTTTATTCCAAAGCGAGTATATACCGGGATAATTGTACCCATTGTGTGGCCGCTTGGGAAATGAGAAGGCGCGGATTTGATGTGGAAGCAACCCCCACCGTTCATAAGGATTCTTATAAATATGGTGGATGGCGGAAGATTTTCAATGGCTTGGATATGAATTTCACCAAATCCGCAAGGAAAAACAAACAGGTTGCCGAAATCACCGAAACCATGCTATCATGGGGGGATGGGGCAAGGGCTGAAATCCGTTTGGCTTGGGATGGCGGTTATTCAGGCCATGTGTTCTGTGCTGAAGTTCAGGGGAATGAAGTGTTGTTTATTGATCCCCAAAACGGCAAAACCGGTGATGCGGTGAAGAAGTATTTTGAAAACGCCAAACCAAGTTCTGTGGAAATCGGGCGTTTGGATAATTTGGAACCCGCAGAACAAGCAATCAAAGATTGTTGCACAAAGGCGGTGAAATAATGATCACTTATGAACAAGCATTGGCAAAAGCCCATAACACCCGCCCTGATACGGTTTTAGATCAGGCGTATGATTTGGATGATGTATGGGCGTTCATGTTTGCCCCAGACACCGGCGAGGAATTGACCGGCGAACCGTTCATCACGGTTAATAAAGAAACCGGTGAACTTGGTGATTTGACAATTCCGCCGCTTGAAAACCTGTTCCGCCTTCAGAAAGGCAAGAAAATCAAATAATGAATTTACCACCCGCCCGGTTTTCCGGGCCGGTGGTTTTTTCATAGCAATTCACCGTTTACCGGTTGTGGGTGGAAAACAGAACCGGAACAATCGTGGTTCCTAACCCACGGAAAAAAAGGATAAGAAAGGATGGATCAGCAATGACAAAGGAAAGTTTGATGCAGATGGGTTTGACGGAAGATCAGGCCAACAAGGTAATGGAAGCCCTGAACGGGGCCTTCGTTCCCAAAAGCCGGTTCAATGAAGTGAACACGGAACTTCAGAACGCCAAAAACACCATCAAGGAACGCGACACCCAGCTTGAAGAACTGAAGAAGTCCACCGGTGATGTGAAGGCCCTGAATGAGAAGATCACGGCCCTTCAGACGGCAAACGCCGAACAGAAGAAGGCCCATGATGCCGAAATGAAGGGGCTGAAGATCAGCAATGCCGTTGAAATGGCCCTGACAACCGCCAAGGCCAAAAACAATGTGGCGGCAAGGGCGCTTCTGGCCGAGTTCTTGACCAAGGCCGAACTTGCCGAGGATGGAACGGTGAAGGGGCTGGATGCCGAGATCAAGAAGTTGGTGGAAGGTGAATCCACCGCCTTCCTGTTCGACAAGGCGGAAACCAAGCCGATCAAGGGCGCGAAACCCGCCGAAAAGTCCGATGTTCCCCCTTCCGGGACGGGGGCCGATCTGTCCAAAATGACCTATGAGGAATTGACCAAGTACATGGAAGAACACCCGGATGTTCAGATCAACGATTAACCACAAAATTCAACACTATGAAAGGTAGGTAAAAACATCATGCCGAACAGCAAGTTTGACAGCAAATCCTTCAATCCTGAAGCGTTCCGCTATATGGTGGGCCATGTTCCCAATCTGAAGCTGAACGAAATCAAGAAATCCCGTGCGCTGGCCGCGAACCCGGACATTAAGGCTGTGTTCGCCACCGAGAACGGCACCGGTTACGCCCGAATCGCCATGCGTGGCCTTCTGGACGGCGATGCCGTGAACTATGACGGTTCCACCAACATCACCGCCACTTCCACCAAGACCTTTGAACAGGGCGTGGTTGTGGTTGGCCGCGCCAAGGCATGGCTGGAACGCGATTTCAGCTATGACATTACGGGCGGTGTTGACTTCATGGGCAACATTGCCGCGCAGGTTGCCGAATACAAGGATGGGCTGGATCAGAACACCATTCTGGCGATCCTGAAGGGTATCTTCAGCATGGCCGGTGATACCAAGTCCGTTGAGTTCGTCAACAAGCACACCCTGAACATCACCGGCGAGGCCACCAAGACCGTTGGGGCCACCACCCTGAACACCGCCATGAACAAGGCGTGTGGCGCGAACAAGAAGAAGTTCGCCATTGTCTTTGTTCATTCCGATGTGGCCACCGGCCTTGAAAACCTGAACCTTCTGGAACACCTGAAGTACACCGACAAGGACGGCGTTGAACGCGCCCTTGACCTTGGCACTTGGAACGGCAAGCTGGTTGTGGTGGATGATGATATGCCCACCGCCCCGGCTGTTTCCACGCAGGGCGTGTGGAACATCAAAGTTTCCACCAAGGCAAGCGCCGGTGACAAGATCGAAATTTGCGGCACCACCTTCACTTGGGTGGAGAACGGCGGCACCATCGGTGATTATGATCTGGAAATCCCCAGCACCGACAACGCCACCAATCAGGCCACCGCGATCTATACCAAGCTGGCCGCGATCACCACGGGTGACATTGCCAAGTTCACTTGGACGAATCCCAGCGCCACCAATGTGACGGCAACGCAGAAAACCACCGCCCCCGGCGCGATTTGCACCGCTGAAGTTGGTGTGGGTGCCGATATGGAAATCACCTTCACCAATCCCACGGAACCGGTGGAAGCTACCGACTACACCACCTATGTCCTTGGCACCGGCGCGATCAGCTATGAGGATTTGGGTGCCAAGGTTCCCTATGAAATGGCCCGTGATCCCAAGACGCATGGCGGCGAGGACACGCTTTATATGCGTCAGCGTAAGTGTTTCGCGCCCTTCGGCCTGTCCTATGAAAAGGCGGTTCAGTCCAGCCTTTCCCCGACCGATGCGGAACTTCAGAACGGCGCGAACTGGGTTCTTGTCCATTCCGGTGAACCGCAGGCGTCCGATAGAACCTATATCAACCACAAGGCCATTCCCATTGCCCGGATCATTTCCCGTGGTTAATCGGGAAGGGCGGTGATCCTCAATGCTTGAAAAAGCGTGTGAATTGCTTGCGGCATTGGGGTTCACCGTGGCCACTACTGATGCCCTGTTGCTTTACCTTGTGGGAAGCGTGACGGAACGGGTGCTGAACGAAACCAACCAAACCGAAATCCCGGAAGGGTTGGAATACCTTTCCGCTGAAATGGTGGTTGGTGAATACCTGAACTTGAAGAAAAACAGCGGCGAACTTGACGGGTTCGATACGGAAGCGGCGATCAAGCAGATTCAGGAAGGTGATACCAACATCACCTTTGCGCTTGGGGCGGGTTCTTTCACCCCGGAACAGCGCCTTGATAACCTGATCAACTACTTGACCAACGGGCGAACCCGTGAATTTATCCGTTATAGGCGGGTGGTTTGGTGAGGAACGCCGCTGTTCGCGCCGCATTGGAACGCTTGTGGACGGACACCGCGACCTTTTCCCAATGGGCCAAGGTTACGGATGAAACGACCAAGTTGACGGAATTTCAGGAAACGCCGCTTCTGACCGATCAACCGTGCAAGCTGTCCTTTGAAACCTTAACTTCAAGTGATGGGGAACCCGTGGCCCCCTTGCAACAGGCGGTGAAGCTGATCCTTTCCCCGGATGTGACAGTTCCGCCCGGATGCAAGGTGACGGTGAAGCGCCCCACCGGGGAAAGCACCTATCAAACCTTTGTGTTCCAAAGTTCCGGGGAACCGGGAATCTTCCACAACCACCAAGAAATTATGCTGGAATTGTTCAAGGGGTGGGCATGAATGGCCCGATGGGGAAAATGTGATTTCAAGGAACTTCAGGCGCTTGAAAAACGCCTTGAACAACTTGAACAAGCTGATTTTGACAAGGTTTGCCGTGCGGGGGCCAATCAGATTGCCGCCATGCTGTTGAACAAAGTCAAGAAAAGAACCCCGGTGGGCGTGAAACCAACCTTTGAAGGCCCGAAAACCGTGAAGGTGAAGGGTGAATCCGGGAAATCCCGGACATTCCTGACCAAGAACGGGGCCATTCTGGATCAGTATTGGGCCGGTTATGTGGGCGGAACCTTGCGGGATGCTTGGGAAATCCTACCGGTGGAAAAACAGGGCAATAATTATGTGATCACGGTGATCAACCCCACGGAATACGCAAGCTATGTTGAATACGGCCACCGGCAAACACCGGGGCGCTATGTTCCCGCCCTTGGGAAGCGCCTGAAGGTTAGTTGGGTGAAGGGGCGGTTCATGCTGACCATTTCCGAACAGGAAGTGGAACGCGCCGCCCCCGCCGTGTTGCAAGCCATGATCTATGATACCTTGAAGGGGGTGTTCTGATGCTGAATGAGATTATCAAGGGAATTTCCATGGCGCTGAACACCGCCTTTGGGGAAGGCCATGAAATCTATGATAACGATGTGAAACAGGGCCTTTCCCCCGGTTCTTTCCTGATCCTGACTTTGCAACCGGCCCTTGCCCCTTTGCTTGGGGGCCGTGGGCTGAAAACCAATCCCTTTGACATTCACTATTTCCCGGCAACCACCAAGGTTCACACCGAATGTAACACCGTGGCGGAAACCATGATGGATGCTTTGCGCTTCATCACCCTTCCGAATGGGGATAAGTTGCACGGCACCGGAATCCGCTATGAAGTTCAGGATGATGTGTTGCATTTCTTTGTCAGCTACAACCACACCCGCATGGTGACGGAAACGGTTGACAACATGGAAACCCTGACGGTGGAAACCGGAACAAAGGAAGGAAGATCGTATGTCGAACAAACAGCAGAAAACCCCGGCCCCGGTGATGGATCAGACGGAAGTGAAGAACCCGGAGAATCCGAACCCGGTGAAGATGCCGGTGGTTTATGACAAGGCCAAACTTCTGACGCTGGACAGGTACGCCAATCGGCGTGATCTTCTGTCCGCGCTTCTGGAAGATGGCAAGGAATACACCAAGGATCAGGTGGATGGCCTGATCAAAGACTTTATGGAAAGGAAAGGTGAATAACCTATGCTTGGTGGGGGTACTTTTTTAACCCAAAACAAAGTTCTTCCCGGCGCTTACATCAACTTCATTTCGGTTGCCAAGGCAAGCGCCACCCTTTCTGACCGTGGCATTGCTACCATTCCCCTGTCCATGAATTGGGGGCCTGAAAAGCAGATGTTCACGGTGGAAATTGCCGATTTTCTGAAGAACAGTCTGAAGATTTTCGGTTACGCCTACACCGCCGATGAACTGAAGCCGATGCGTGAAATCTTCAAACACGCCAAAACGGTTCATTTCTTCCGCCTGAACGCAAGCGGCACCAAGGCCACCTGTACCTTTGCGGATGCCAAATATCCCGGCACCCGTGGAAATGCGCTGAAGATCGTGATCACGGCCAATGAAAATTCTACGGTGGATGATCCGTTGTTCGATGTGGCAACCTACCTTGATACCGTGGAAGTGGATATGCAGAAGGGTGTTGCCGCCGCTTCCGACCTGAACAACAATGACTTCGTTGACTTCAAAAGCGGTGCCACCCTTGCCCTGACCGCTGGAACGGCCCTGACCACCGGCGCGAACGGTTCCGTTGCGGATTCGGCCTATCAGGATTATCTTGATCAGGCGGAAGCCCTGACCTTCAACGCTATGGGTTGCACTTCCACAAGCGGCACGATCACCGCCCTGTTTGCGGCCTTTGCCGCCCGGATGCGTGATGATGTGGGAAAGAAATTTCAGGTGGTTCTTTTCCGCAAGCTGGCCGACTATGAAGGTGTGGTGAGCGTGAAGAACGGCATTGTCACAAGCAAAACCACCGGCGAACTGATCCCGTGGGTTACGGGCCTTGTGGCGGGAACCGCTGTGAACAAGAGCGCCACCAATGTTGCCTATGATGGCGAATATGATGTGGACACCGATTACACCCAAACCCAGCTTGAAGCCGGGATCAGGGAAGGTTCCTTCATGTTCCATCTTGTGGATGAACAGGTTCGCGTTCTCACGGACATTAACAGCTTCGTTTCCGTCACGGATGAAAAGTCCGCCGATTTTTCCAGCAATCAGACGATCCGGGTTCTGGATCAGATTGCCAATGATATTGCCGTTCTGTTCGGCAAGAAGTACATTGGCAAGGTTCCCAATGACGGTGCTGGCCGTGTTTCCCTGTGGAATGACATTGTGAAGCACCATGAAGAACTTCAGGCGATCCGCGCAATCGAAAACTTCAGCGCGGATGATGTGACGGTTGAACCGGGCGATTCCAAGAAGGCCGTGGTGGTTACTGACTATGTAACCCCCG